GGATGTAGCGGTATTCGTAGACCGGCAGGCCATTCGCCATCGCGCCAACGCGCTTGATGTCGCGCTTGAGGCGACGGTCAGACGGTTGCGCTCTAGCTGCGCCGATTGCTCCATAAGCGCCAAGTCCAGCAGAGCCAAGACTAAACAGGCCGCTCATCAAGCCGCCTTGCTGCGCCATCCGAGCGTTGTAATTCGCGTTCTGCTGACCAAGGCTCATGGCGTTAGCGCCCAGAACGTCCGTTTGACCCACGCCGGTCGGGCTGTATTGGATGCCCTGCGGCATACCGACTTGGCCCGTGCCTAGCAGAGCCTGAAGCTGCTGAAGGGGCTGATTCTGGACGTAAGCCCGCTCTTGAAGGCCCTGCGTCCGCGCCTGATTACCGAATGTCCCGCCCGCAATGGCTTGTTGAATAGCGCGAGATTGCTCCGCACCACCGGCTTGGATGGCTTGGTTTGCTGCCTCTCCGTATGCGTCTGTTCTATCTCTAGCAAAATCAGATCGAAGGTTTCGCGTTGCCTCGCTATTCGCTCCAAGGCCCTGCGCGGCAAGACGTGCATCTTGCGACCTTTCAAGCCGCTGAAACTGCGGGTCGAGGCGACGGGTCTGGCTTGCATAAACCGAATCCTCAAACCGTTGGCGGTCAAAGTCTGGCGCGTTGTAGCCTTGCAGTTCTGGCAAGCCTTCGGTGTTCAAGCCTTGGCCTAGCGCGGTATTGACGCGACCAATCTGCTGACCGGCGGTATCCAGTGCGCTGCCGTAAATGCTAGTTGAGCGGTCGTAGTTCTGCTGTTCGCCAGGGCTTAGTGAAGTCTCTTGGCGATAGCCACCAGGTGCAGACGGGTCAGCGATATAACGCACGGTCCCTTGAGGACCAGACGTATTCACCATGTTCAGCCGCTGCTGCTCACGCGCGGTTGCGGTGTTTGCCGCGCTTTGAGCGTTGGCAAGCTGGACGGGGTCAGGGGCTGCGGGGGGCCGGGGCTTAGAAATGGGGAACGCTCCCGAGACACATTGAATCTGTGTTGCGACCACTCAGAGGCCAGCAAGCCGGATATGATTGCGTCATCGTCACCATAGCCGAACCTCACAGTCCCTTCGTGCTTAAAGCCGAATTTCTGTAGGAACTGGCGAGCGCGACGGTTCCGCTTGGGCGTGGCGCTGGTGATCCGATTGCACTTCAATTGAGTGAAGGCGTATCCCAAGATACCCGTCACCAGCGAAGGCGTCAACCAGTTGGCCCGTGTAGAGGCAAAACTGACCTCAATGTTGCGGTATTGGGGCTGATATTGATTGAACACGACACCGCCAATGAGATTGTCGTGCTTATCGACCACCCCAATTGCCTCGCATGGCCCCCAGTCCAGTCCATGTCCAATCTGGTCCGCTACCCATTGAGCGACCAGCGGAGAGAACGGGCCGGAAACTAGCCTCAAAGCTGCCCGCCCGTCTGGTTTTCGTATTTGAGGTTAAACGCGATAATCTCGCACGGCGCGTTCGTGTTCCTGGCTGACAAAATGGCAATGATACCGTCTGCCTCATAGGCCAGCGACGTATCGTCATCCACGCCCAGATCAATGTAGAGTATCGGGTTAGGCTCCACCCTCATCCGCACCGCGCCGCAATAACCAATGCCGGTCACACTGGTCCAACTATCGCGCGTCTCAACACCGTTCGCCCAATTGGCTACGTTCCAAAGGCCTGTATCCCATCGCCCGCCCGTAGTCGTAATTGTGGTCGGAACAGCCGTGGGAACTTTCTCTTTGAAGTCCGTGACAATCTCAACTGCCGGGGCAAGTTGCGAACCAATCCGCAAAACGGGCTGAAGCATCTCAAACTTCTTCAGGCTGCCACGCGAGCCAAAATAGTTAAAGGCCGTCTTGATGTCGCCAACAATGCCGGTTTCGTTGTCAGCATATCCGCTATCCCACAGACAGACAGAATCCGCCGCGCCAAAATACATCTGGTCATTGGCTACAGCCCAGCAAAACGCATTGATGCCCGTGAACCGGCACCATGCGCCCGTCTGCACGTTTTGCACATATTGCTCCGACCGCGTTAGATCGGCTGTCGGGACGTTAAAGATTGCCAGCGTCCCCTTGGGATACAGCGCACCTTCCCATCCAAAGTTGCCGCGATAACGGGTCGTGGATTGCTGGAACGCGTTCTGAATTTTCTGCGTCAGCGCGACAAGGTTCTCTTGTGCGCGGTCCAGTTTCAGCGCCTGAGAAAGCGGAACGACACCGTTGGTCGTAAGCACCACCAGGTCCGAACCGTATTTAATAAGCGACCGACGCGACAACGGCAGGCCGATGTCATAGACGCCAACCAGTGCCCAGTTGTTCGCATCCGAAGGGTCGAGGCCCTGATACACAGCGACTTGACCTTGCGTGGTAACCCACACCGCCAGATCATCAGCGCCAGACCCACCGTCCAGCGTCCATGTCGATTGGCAAAGGATTGACCCGCCCTTGTCAAAAATCGGGCCGAGGTCGAGAAGGTTCGCGGTCCCCTGAATGGCAAACGGCTCAAGAAACCAAACGCGCAGGCTGTTTTCCTGCACAAAGAACAAACGGCCCTTGTGGTCCATCACGTCAACCAACGTGCGCGGGTCCAGCGTAATCACCCCAGCCGTGCCGGTGATAGCCGTCGAGGCAAACGCAGAGCCGTCGTAATAGATCGGGTCAACGGAACCGTTGGCCGCAATCATGAACGTGCCAGCGTCGTTGGCAAAGTTAATCCATTGCCAACGCGCACTGCCGGTGCCGGAGAACACTTCAACCGGCGCATCGTTCTGGTTGCTCACGTCATAGATTGAGCCACCAGCCGCTGCGAAAATCTCATCTGGCAAAAGCGTTGTGCCACCACGCCAAACCATCAGTGATTCAGTCGGGAGGGGCAGGCCCTCTTGCCAAGGCACATAACCCTTACGCAGTTCGACATAGCCAGCGCGGGGAATGAAGTTGTCCAGAATGACCGCGTTCTCGGCAGGCATATTGGCCAGCGGGGATTGAGCGTCCCATCCACCCACGGGGGCAGGCACAGCGCGTCCGATAGACACTCGCTGCTGAGATACTGCCCGCAAAGGCTGGCGACCGTATCGCTGCGCCGGTTGTCTCATAACGCCACCCATGCCCCTGAACGGTTCTGATAGCCTTGCGAGCCGATATAGAACAACCGACCGTCTGGGCTATCCGCAGCGGCAGGCAGGGCTGAACCATAGCCCGGCGCATACACGGCAAGCAGAGAGTTAATCTTCTTGCGCTGCGTCTCTTGGTTTTTCGTGTCAGAGATGGTGACGAACAGAATCATCCGGGGAATCCACCTTCCTGGATGTTCGTTGACCAGCCGTAGTAGTTGCCGCCCGTGCTGTCGATTACGCCGTTACCGCCGTCACGCGCCATGCGTTGATTGCGCTCGCCCTGATAGGTGCGGAAGTCCTCACTATAATCCAGCCCTTTGGACTTCAGGAACCGCCACCGGAGGCCAAGCGGGAACAGCTTGTCATCCAGATAGGTTAGGTCAGTGTCAGCGAGGAATGATGATTGCGCCGAACCGGCAGCCGATTTGGCCCAGTTTGTCGTGATGTATTCATACGCAATGGCCTGCCCTGCCGCTGGCGTCGGGGTAACCAGAAACTGATTATCACGCTCAATGAACGCCAGAAACACCCTGTTCAGTTGGGGCTGCGCTTGGATAGCCTGCCACTCTTGCGGGGTAATCGGGCCGTAAATGTAACGCATTGTCGTTCTGTTGAAGAACGAGTTTGCAATGAAATGGTCCAGATCAGACGGGATTGCACTCGATTGAACCGCGCTCGCCACCGTATTGAACAGATGCTGCTTTCGCATCACCTGCCAATCGTAGGTGCCTGACAGTTCGTCGCCCTCTTCATTGGCCAGCGCGTAAAGTTGCTGGACCTGTGCGTCAGTCGAGTTGACGACTTCCGTAGGGACGGGAATGGACAAAAGGCGGCAGGCCCTTTGGACAATCTGAAGAAGGTTCATTGCCATTGGTTAGGCTTTCGCAGGACGCCCGCGCTTCTTAAGGGCGGGGATGGTTTCATGTTCCGCCACAACGTCCGTTTGGTCGTCGCTGACAGGCTGGGCTACACCGCCGGGACCATCCACCCCGTCGTGATCGAACGCCTCCACAGGCGCGTTATTGAACGCCGTCTTGAGATACATATCATATTCTGCGCCATGCGCCGCCTTGTCCGCATCAGTCGCAACACGCGGGCCAATGACCGACGACGAATCGGCTTGAAAGCGAAACATCAGGAACTTGCCTTCCTTAAAGAAGGTCGCACCTGGCTTATACATCACGTCACGTTCTAGGCTGCTCATGCCGCTTCCTTCTCTGTTTTAGCCTCTAGCGCAAGCGCCAGTTTTTCCTCAAGCTCACGGATGCGCTGGGTCAGTTCCGCAAGCGGCTTCTCAGCCTCGGTCTGCTCAATAAACCGTTGAGCCTTAGCGCGAAGGGCTTGACCACCCATTGGGACACACTTGGCAAGCTGGGCATCAGACAGGCCCGCCAGAGCCTCAACAGTGCGGATATGGACGCTGTTAAGCTCAATGACCTGACTGCGGCCCACGCCTGCCCATTCCTCTAGCGGTGTTCCGCTCTCAGGGGCTTCCATGTTGGCCTTGAACGCAGCGCTC